GAATACGACCGAGACCCCTTCTAGCCATGAACGACCGCGACCCCATCGACAAGAACGACCTCGGCGCGATGCTGCTCATCGCCGGGTTCATCGTGCTCGCGCTCTTCGCGTGAGCCTCCCCCCTTTTCTCTTGAATGCGGCAACCTTGCCGCTAGAATGCACAAACTATGACCAAAGAATTCACCGTAACCGTGAAGGGCGAAGAGGTTACGTTCACCTCTTCGTTCTCGACGCTCGATCTCGCGATCGAGTGCCTCCGCAAGAACCACGCGGGCAACCAGTTCGCCCGTGAGCTAGTCGAGAAGTTCGACAAGTACAGCCTGAGCGATAAGCAGGCGGCGTGGGCGCACAAGCTCGCCAGCGAGGAGCCTCGCCAGCAGCGTGCCCCGCTGGAGCTTGGGCTGACGAACATCGCGGCCATGCTGCGGCACAAGCCCGGCAAGGGTAGGCCGAAGCTCCAAGTGGCGGAGAGTGTTTACGTCACGCTCAACTCCGACAAGAGCAGCCGTCCCGGCCACGTCTCGATCACGGACGGCGGACCCTACGGCGAGAGCGTCTACTTCGGACGCATCGACCCCGACACCGGCACGGTCTACGCGGGCCGTGACTTCACCGACGAGGTCCAGCAAGCCCTCGTCGCCTTCAACAACCAAGGACAAGAGGAAAACAATGACATCATCAGCGACGAAGATCTGCCTTTCTGAGGCGATTGAGGAGCACCGCAAGGCGCTCGGGAACCTCCAGAAGGTGGTCTATAGCCACCTGTTGGAGATCACGAACGACGTGCTCGAAGGGTCGCCCCCTAAAGTCAGCAGCGTCGTCGCCATGCGCCGGGCGACGGCGATCCAGACGCACCTCGACGCAGCCAAGTACAGCGTGAACGCGGCGCTGTTCTACGCAAGGGATGCCAAGGAGGAACACGATGCCGACTAAGGCAGAGCGCCCGTCCGAGGGCGGGCACTGGTATGACCAGCACGGCAACCAGATCGGCGAGGTCGAGCGGGCGAAGGGCGACGGGATGCGAAAGCCCACCCTGCGCGACGCTCGCAAGAACAACTGGGGACCGGGCGTCACGACCATCATCGGATGCGCTGCGGCTCCTGGCCTGACCCACTGGAAGCAGCAGCAGGCGGTGCTCTCCGCGCTCCGCATCTATCGGTATGTCAACGACACCGACGAGGAGTGGATGGCTCGCGTGCTCGAAGACGCGGCGAAGATCGCCAAGGACGCAGCCGAAGAGGGCACCCGTATCCACGCCGCGATCGAGCAGTTCTATCGGGAAGAACCCTTCGACAAGAACTACCGAGCGCACGTCTACGGCGTCTCGGAACTCATCAAGGAGAACTGCGACACGTCGGAGACGCTGCACCCGTGGCTCGCAGAGACCGGCGTCGCCCACCCGTGGGGCTACGGAACCAAGGCTGACCTGCACAGCGAGGCGTGGGTGCTCGACTTCAAGGGCCGCGACGGCAACCAGGATGTCATGGACAACCTGAAGACCTACGAGAGCCACTGGATGCAGCTAGCTGCAACCCGGCAGGCCCTCGACCTCAAGGTTCCAACGAAACACAAGAAGGACTGCGCGATCGTCTACGTATCGCGGACCCACCCTTCTTGCTGTTCCTTCGTGAAGGTCACGGAGGAGCAACTTGAACAGGGGCTTGCCATGTTCAAGGCGCAACTCGACTACTGGCAAGCAAAGAACCGGCACAAGCCGGAATGGGAAGGAAACGACTGATGGATAAACCAAGCGAAATCAAGTTCAGGCTTCGGACTTTCACCTGCTCGGAGATCGAGGAGATCCTGAAGGACTCCAGCAACGTGCGCGACATGAGCGCAGCCACCCGCGACCGCTACTTGCAGTCCATGCTGGACGGCACTTGGAACTGCGCGAACGGAGACACGATTGTCTTCGACAAGCAGGGCAACCTGATCGACGGCCAGCACCGTTTGTCGGCGGCTTACATCTACCAGAAGACGCAGGGTGACTCCGTCTGGTTCTGGTGCGCCGACAACTGCAAGACGGAGGCGGCGCTGACGAAGGACCAGGGGCTCCTGCGCTCGCTGTCGGCGCTCTTGAAGCGGGACGGTGTGTCACGCGCCTCTCGATGCTCCAGCATCGTGATCTCGCAGCTACGCCTGCAAGAGAACCGGCGGAGGATCGGAAGCCTCAAGACGATCAAGACCAAGGCCGTGCTCTCCGAGCAGTATCGCTGCTGGCTCGACAACAAGGAGGACATCAGCATCTGCGCCAAGATCGCGGAGCGTGCGAAGGACGCGAAGCTCAGTCGCTCGACCTTGATCGGGATGATCGTCTACGAGATCCGCAGGCTCTGCGGCGACGACGCTCTGACGTTCGCGGATCGTCTCACGAAGGGCGTAGAACTGATCGAGAACGACCCGATCCTCAGGCTTCGACAGCGGCTCCTCAAGGATCACGCCGAGAAGCACAACCGGATGTCGGCAGAGATGGCGATCAGTCTGATCGTCATGGCTTGGAACTACTGGGTCAAGGGCGAGACGATTCGTGTCCTCGCTTGGAAGGGCACCGGCCCTCGCGCCATGCCTGCCCCTGAGATCTACGTCCCGAGCAAGGAGGACGATGCATGACTCAATACTTAGAAGGCAGGTTCCAACACGCCTTTGAGGTTGGCGATGTGGTTGCCGTTGCTCTCTCAAACGGAGGCTGTGTGCTTGGGCAAGTGTTGCATGATAGTGCCGATGAACACCATGATGAGATGGGCCGGATACACCTTCTTCTGATCGTTGATGACAACTGGCCCATGGAGTCGAGGGACGCGAGAGTCAATCCCCCCGAGGTCGAGATCGCCACGTCATCCATCGTGATGATCTGTCGGGCCGAGCAAAGAGATGATGTCTGCCCTCACCTCAACCCAGGCTGGATTGAGGGTCAGACTTCATGCACCCAAGGCACATCATTCGATGTCGCCCCACTTAAAGCATTTCAGACTCACTGGAGGGAAAACTGCAAATGACCTACCCAAGACTCGACGATGTCGTCAAGGCTGACGACGTAAGCAAGAAGGGCGGCGGCAACTTCGCTGCCGACTACGTGAACTGGGCGCGCATCGCCTTCTACCTGCGCGAGCACGGGGATGGATGGCAACCCGTGGCCGTTGAAAACAGGGAAACGGGCGACATCGCGCACCGTGCGCCGGACGGAAGCTACTACCTGCTGATCGCGTTCGACCACCCCAGTGGTAGACGCACCTCGCCGGTCCCGCACGCGGTGATGGATCACCGGATGCAGGCCAAGAAGAACCCCGACGCTCGCGACATCAGCGACGCCTTCGTGCGTGGCATGTGCAAGGCGGCGGCGCTGCTGTTCGGGCTGGGCTGGAAGCTCTGGAGCAAGGACGACCCGATGGAACGGGAAGCCCCTGCCCCGAAGCCCAAGCCTGCGATCATCGACATCGAGCCGTTCCCTCTCAAGGAGCACGCGCTCGAAGCGTTGAAGAACGTGTCGGACTCCAAGTCCTACAAGGAGTGGGGGATGCGCGTGAAGATCAGCAAGATCATCGGCGCAGACCTCGACGACTTGCGCGAGGCAGGCCAGGAGCACATGGCGATCCTCAAGGAAGCCTTGGGCGTAGAGCAAAAGGACCGAAGCTGATGAGTCCAAGAGACAAGGTTCTGATCCAAGCCGGGGCAGTCGTCCAGGCTTGGAGGAGGTCCATGTCTACGTCACTTCCTCAGGGCCTGGATAGTTCCATCCAGGCTTTGAGGGATGCGATCGAGCACATGAACTCTCAAGCCAAGGCTCGCGCCAGCGATCCTGAGACCAGCAGGCAAGGGCCGTCGTCCTTGCATATGAACGAGACCCGGAGCCGTATCCTCAAGACTTTGCAGTCTCGTCCTTTGACGGACTTGGAGTTGGTTCAGGCTATGAATGGGAAGATGTCTGCCAGCAGCATCCGCTCGCGTCGAGCGGAGCTTGTCGTGATGGGGCTCGTGAGAGACAGCGGCAAGCGGAGGCGGTCTAAGAACGGTAGGCTTCACACCGTGTGGCAAACGATATGAACCACCCTGACCGCATCCTACTAGCTGTCTGCAAAGCCTTTAGCGTAGATCCTCTCGTGATCTGGAGTCACTCACGCACCAGGATGGCGAGCTACCCTCGAATGGTGGCCGCCTACCTGATGCGGGAGATGACCCCGATGACGATGGAGGACATCACCCTTTACCTGAATCGCACGGATCACTCGACGGCTCACTACTGGGTCAAGACCGCGAAGGACTTGGAGAAGAGCGCTCTGTACGGAACAGTCATCAAACAAATCAGAGAGGATCTAGCACAAGATGAGCGATCGACCCGCCCGGCAGTGCAACTACACGGACAACACCCGATTCTGCAAGAAGGGGCACGACACCCATATCGTGGGGAGAGACTACGAAGGGTCTTGCAGTTTATGCCGAACCAATCCATCTCGGAAGCAGATGGAGGAGGCGAGCAGGACGGAGCAACTACTGAAACTCACTAGCGAACTGGAGCACTGCATGTCATGGGAACGAAGAGACATCCTAATGAAGATCAGAGACCTGAAGAGGGGCTCTATGGACTGATGCACGAGGCGGGGTTTACCTCTGTCGAGTCGCTGTCCAAGAAGTCCGGCGTCAGCGCCAGGACGATATTCAACTGCCAATACAACCTCAGCGCCCCGACCAACGGGACGGTGGTCCTCCTGGCTCGCGCCTTGAAGGTGGACCCTAGCCGTCTTCGTTCGGTTCTAAGTGAGCGAGAAGGATAGGCTCGCGGCGCAGGGTCCATACCTTGCGCTTGCCCCTCGGTCCTCGCTTGGCCCAGGACCAAATCTCAAAGCGAGCCGGGGCTTCGAGCCAGAGCTTGAGCCTCGGCTCCGCGATCGACTTCTTACGTCGGGCGGCGTGTCCCGTGCCGGACGTAGCCTGGACTGCGAGCGGGCCTTGTTCGAGGTCATCGATGACGATGAGGTCGATGCACCCGAACAGATCCTGACGGATGCGGGCGTGCGGGTTCCACTTCTCCACGACCCCGGCGATCCAGCCGTTCTTGCGGCAGTATTCGAGAGATCGTTGAGTAGGGCTGGACACGGGGCGTGCCCGATGCTAGACATGCCTACGCATGGCTTCAAGAGAGAGGGGTCATGTCATGCCTCTGCTACATCTGGCGAGATGTGGGCTTGTGATTGTCATAACAACCGGCAGAGGCTTTGAGTGCGGTAGCTGAGAGGTTTTGCTTGTTTTCCCTTCTCGGCTACCGCGCTCGCTTTTCACACACTTGGGCCGGAACCCCTGACCAGCGCGGCTGAATAAGCCAGCGCGCTCCCTCCCTTCCCAGCAACCTAGCACCAGCGGTTCCGGCCCTCTTTTCTTGCTTGCATCCCGTGACGCGAAGCGTTACGGAGAGGGGCATGAGAGGGCAAACCAAGTTACTGGGCAACGAGCTACTGGACTCAAACCTCTGGGACGACACGATCTCCGTCGCGTCCAGATGGTTGTTCATCTGCTTGCTGCTGAAGACGGATGACGAGGGCTGGATCGAGGTGGACGAGGACTACCGCGTCTGCTCTGAGATCTCAGGCTTAGGCATCCAGTCGGCGCAGAAGGCGCTGGCGGAGCTTCAGAAGGCGAACCTGATCTGCGTCTTCGACGACGACACGATCAGCGTCAACCGGGTCAGCCGGTTCCGTCAGCGCCAGACCGTGGCGCAAGCCAAGGCCGCTGAGAGAGTCCGGCGTCACCGTGAACGGAAGGCTCAAGCCGCTACCGAAAACGCTACCGAAAACGCTACCGAGAACGCTACCGAGAACGCTACAAGCAACCATCCCCCCCAGACCCCCCCTAGTGATATATATTCTAGTACTAGTACTAGTACAGACAGTACTAGTAGTACTAGTACAGTACAGGAGAAGAGGCAGGACCGGGAGGAGAAGTGGGCCGAGACAGGGTTCACCGAGTTCTGGGACGCCTACGGCAAGAAGACCGGGGCCAAGCCTGCGTTCTCTAGCTGGAACCGGCTGTCCAAGAAGGACCGCAGGGCAGCCATGGGGCGCGTTCAGGAGTACGTCGCGAGCACGCCGGACGTGAGATTCCGCAAGAACCCCTCGACGTGGCTGAACCAACGAGGCTGGGAAGACGAGATGGTCGCGCCTCAAAAGCCCATGCCTCAAGAGCATCTGCATGAGGCTGGCGAGATTGACTTCTAAGGGACTTTCTCTGTCCAGGCTGTCTGGGCAGGGATGACCGCCGATCGTTCAACACAGGGGCAAGGAGGGCCGCTAGGATGGAAGAGAGCGACGACACGCAGATCATGAACGCTTGGAGGACGCTGGAAGAGGCGACCAAGCATTGCGACAACCACGGGGCCTACGAGTCCAGCCTGATGGCGCACCGGCACCCACGGGTCCAGGCGTTCTGGACGAAGTGCCCGCAGTGCAACGAGGAGATCGCCGAGGAGGAGGAGCGGCTACGGAAGAGCTACGAGATGCTCGTCCAGTCTGACCCCGGCGTCGAGGACAGGCTCAGAGCCATGATGATGGACGAGTCCGGGGTGCCGCCGCGCTACCGCAGCGCCCGACTCAAAGACTGGCAGGGAAAGAACCCGGCCATGCAGGAAGTCGGCAAGACTCTCCAGACCTACATCGAAAGGTTCGACATCGCGCTGGAGCAGGGCAAGAGCCTGATCTTCGTCGGCAACCCCGGCGCTGGCAAGACTTACGCAGCTTGCGCCGTAGTCAACGAGATCATCTACAAGCGAGACCATTCCGCGCTGTACACCACGACGCAGGACTACCTTGTAAGGCTCCGAGCCTGCTACAACGCCGACGCAGAGGAGCGGGAGATGGACGTGTTCAACACCTACGTCTCCCCCAGCCTGCTAGTCCTCGACGAAGTCGGGCGGCACAAGGACAGCAAGCACGCCTCAGACAGCCTGTTCGCCCTGCTCGACCGGCGCTACCGAGAAGTCCGACCCACCATCCTGGTCTCGAACATGAGCAAGGATGAACTGAAGGAGTATCTCGGAGAAGCCTTGGTCTCCAGGCTCAGGCAGGACGGGCAGATGCTCGGCTTCTACTGGGAGGACCAGCGGAAATGATCATCGTCTCTTTCGGAGGCGGCGTGAACAGCGCGGCCCTCATCGTCGGGATGCAGGAGCGTGGCATGAACTGCGACGTGATCCTGTTCGCTGACACGGGCGGCGAGAAGCCGCACACCTACCAGTTCGTGGACATCATGGATCGGTGGCTCAAGAAGCATGGCTTCCCTGAGATCACCCGCGTCCGTGCCTCGCAGAAGACCTACCGGAATCTGGAGCACAACTGCCTCTACAAGAAGATGCTTCCGTCCCTGGCCTACGGCTTCAAGTCGTGCAGCCATAAGTATAAGAAGCAGCCGCAAGAGGTCTGGGCCAACAACTACCAGCCCGCCAAGGATGTCTGGGCAGCGGGTGAGAAGGTCACGAAGTATCTGGGCATCGACATCGGAGAGCAGCGGCGAGCACAGATCCCAGAAGACGATAAGTATCGCTACGAGTATCCGCTCATCGACTGGGGCTGGGAGCGAGAAGACTGCCTGCTCGCGCTCGAACGTGCCGGGCTACCTAACCCTGGTAAGTCTGCCTGCTTCTTCTGCCCCGGCTCGAAGAAGAAGGAGATCCTCGACCTCAAGCGGCAGTATCCCGAGCTTGCCCAGCGAGCCATCGAGATGGAGCGCAACGCCGAACTCGATACCGTCGCCGGGCTAGGCCGCTCGTTCAGTTGGGAGGCGTTCCTCAAGGCTGACGAGGCTCAAGGCAGGCTCTTCCCCGAGGTCGTCCCCGGCTTCCGCGAAACGTCCTGCCTGTGCTGGGACGGCGAAGAGGACTAGAGCCTACCACTTGACCTTGTCGGCCCAGTAAGCCGCCGACATCTTGCCCTTCGCGATGTTCTTGGCGTGCCTCGCCTTGAAGGACTTGCGGCGGGCTTTCTCGCTGGCAGTCTTAGGGTTCTTGCCCGCGCCGCTCACGCCCTTCTGACCGAAGCGGATGAGCTTGACCTTGCCGCCTACCTTCGCAAGCACGGCGTGAGACTTCGAGCCGTGGCCCGGAGTGCGCTTGGGCTTGTTGTAGCCCGAGAACTTCTCACCGCCGCGCTCGACCATTAGTCGCCACCTTCAGTGAGCGTGTCCGACTTAGCGTTGGCCGAGCCCGACTTGCTCTTGACCCTCAGTCCGATGTAGGCAAACGTCGTGTCTGCGTCGATCGAGGAGATGTCACCGACGTTGAAGTGCGTCCCGGCAGCAAGGCGAGCAGACGGGATGGTGACGCTTGTCCCGCTGACCGTCATGGTCACGTTGCCCGTAGGCGCAGCGGTTACGTAGAGAGCGTCCAGCGCCGGGATGAACACCGTGTCCTGGTTCGCCGTGACGACGACGTTGTTTCTGTAAGGACCAGCCATGTCTACCTCTTCTTCGCAGTCTTAGCGCTGCGCTTAAATGCCTTGGCGGTCGGGGCACCCTTGGTCCCCGGCTTCCGCATCTTCTCGCCCGAGCCAGCCGCGATGCGCTTACGCTTCGCGTTGATGTTGGCGTAGAGCCCCTTCTTCTTAGCGGCCATAGCCCTTCTTCTTGCCCGGCATGGGCTTCTTGCCAACCTTCTTTGCGATCTTGGCGGGCATGGGCTTCTTGGAACCAGACTTCTTGCCGATCTTCTTCATGGCTAGACGCTCGCGACAAACACTTCGACATCCACGGCAGCCGTGTCCGCCGTGGCCGTGATGTCCACCAAGTCCTCCAACGCCACCGTCAGCGCAGAAGAGTCGGCATCCATCGTATCCTTGCAGCCACCCGACATGTCGCACGGGTAGAGGAACGAGTGACCAGCGTCCAGCAGCAGCGCGAACTCGGCGCTGCCCTCGCTGCGGAACGTCAGCGTGACGTGGTTCGTGTCGTCCTTGTTGGTGATGCGGATGTAACGGACATCGTCCTCGTCAAGCTGACCAGCGAGGTAACTCTTCGCGAGGTCCGTCTCCAACGTGGTGGAGAATCCGAGCAGGCCAGACTCCGTGGTCGGCACCGTGACGATGCGCTTCACGATCTCGTTCACGTTGTCCACCGTGATCGAGTTGGTCGCACCCTGAGCAGACCCGTTCAGCGTGATCGCCTCCGTGATCGTGATGGTCAAGGTGGCGGCAGTGATCGTAGAGGCCATGTCGGTAGTCTCTCAGAAATGCGGTAGAACGCAAGTGACCCAGAAGTCCATTACTGCTGATTACTGGTAAGCGCGGTAACGCGGAAACTTACGGTGAAGCGCAACGGATGTCGTTACTTGTTTACTGACTCAGCCGTTGCAGGTCGCTCCGCTGGCCTGTGACGGCTCCTCGGATGAGGTCGTAGGTGCTCTCGCTCTCAAGCTCGCCTGCGATCTCGTCCCCGATCAAGGAGATGCGGCGCAATGCTCCACGGGCAGGCACGCCAAACATCGTGGCAATCTCAGACGCCAAATCCAGGCTCCCGGCTAGCGGCCTGTCTCCCAGCCTCGTCGTTCCACGGATCACGTTCTCGTAAGCCCGCTGCCACGGGGTCAGAGGGAATCGGTTGTTCCAGTATTCGTCGTCGAACCAGTAGTTCGCGATCATCTGCCAGCCTTGGTCTGCCAAGGGGATGCCGCCGAACACCTGATCCAACTGGCTGCGAGCCCAGAAGGTGAACGCCTCGTCGCCGTAGCCGTCGTCGTCGTCGTCCTCGAACTGCTCTCCCAGTTGGCCTCGTGCCAGAATCGTAGCAGCCGAAGCCAGCATCGCCGGGACCATCAGCGCGTAGAAGTAGGTCGAAGCCAAGGCTGCATACTTGCTGCGCTCCGTCTCGTCAGCGTCGATCCGACCCTGAGCGTAGGTCGTGTTGCCCCAGTTGATGAACCAAGATTTGAACGGGAACAGCGCCCTGACCAGACCGCCTTGGGACTCGAACAACGACAAGTCCTCGCGCTCGCCAGCCATCTGCGTCCGGCGGACCTCACTGTCAGCGTAGGCGACAGCCTCTGCCTCAGACTCGATACCTCCACCAAGCTCCTGAACACGCTTGTTGTAGGCCGCCTGCCACACAGCCACGTCTACGTGGTTCTGGGTGATCTGCTGCAAGATGTAGGCATACTTGTTCGTCCAGTCTTGGAGCCTCGCCCAAGCCGAATCCTGGCTGGTCACGATCTTGCGCTGGCTCTGGAGAATGTCGAAGACCTGACGCTCCAAGCGAATCGCCATCTCCTTGGACTTGCCGATGATGTCTTGTCGGACGCTCGGGTTGAACAAGGTTCGGATGAACGAACCGGCAACCCGGCTGAACCCAAGACGGCGCATCGGGATGGCTAGGCCCGAGTAGTTCTGCAACGAGTTGCCCGCGTTCAAGAACATCACGCCCATGTTCGCGTTGCGAGCGATGGCATTGAGAGCCTGACCTGCCGCCAGCGCCTCACGCTCCGTCGCTTGGTAGGTTGAACGCTTCAACCATGCCAGCAAGTTCCGATACGCCTTGTTGCCAAAGCGAGCCACGAACGCCGCCTTCACGGGGCTATTGCCGTCCAAGCCGTTGATGATCTTGTAGGCGTCCGTGCCCGGTTCCGTCATGTGGATGAAGCGGTAGACCTCATGGGCATGGTGCAGGACTTGGCGAAGATCCAACTCCAAAGCCCGACCATCCTGCACATCCTTGACGCGGTTCTTGGTGAACGACGGCAGGTATTCCATGACGCGCATGTGCTGCTGCTCAGGACTGATTTGCCCCTCTTCCAGCGTAGCCTCCGTCAAGGTGCCACCATCCTCATCCCTAGCATAGCGCACAGGAATGTAGCCGCCCTTGAACTCGGTGGCCTCCGTCGCGCCGGGGAACGTGATCGTGAACGGCGTCGGCTCCACCGTCTCCATCTCGTAGCCACGGGTGCGATACATGACCTCCTGAGCCTTCTTGAACAAGCCGTCGTCTGCGAGCTTGTCGAACAGACTCTGCATGAACTGGAAGTCTTTGAGAGTCAGCACGCCCTGGTCGATCTGGCTTTGCAGAAATCTGCCGATCCCCGCTTCAACCGCTGCCCTGTTGCCATCCGGGCCAGTCAGCCCAGCCACCAGACGCTCTCGGTTACTCGCGTTGCCGTAGAAGTGCATCGCGAAGTGCATCAACTCCAACTTGGCTGCGGTGTTGCCCGACCCGAACACGACAGGCTTGCGAGCGCCTGGGATCTCGGCAGTAATCATTCGCTCGCCGCCGGGCATCTTGAGATCCAAACCCTTCAAGCCCTTTTGGAAGAAGTCCAAGAACCCCTTGAAGGCAACGCGCAGGTTGTTGGCAGCATCCTTGATCGTGCGGAACACGCTTGTCCAAGGGCCAGTCTCACCGCCGTCGATGCGTCGGAACAGTTGCTCAAACCTGATGAGGTCCGATGCGAAGTCGCGAATCCTTGACCACCAACCGTTCTCCTTCTCGTTGATCGCACGGTCCTTGGCAGAGATGCGGCTGATCCTAGTCAGCAAGGATTCTTGAGCCGTCTCGATGTCCTGCTTCTTGCCTTGAAGGACTGCACTGCGATCATCTTTGGCTCGCTTGAGCCAGATGTTCATAAGCGTCCGCAACCTCTTGGCATCTGCCAGAGTCAAACGCTCCATCTGCTTGCGGCGGTCACCGACCCGAGCCTCAGGCAAGTCCAAGCCCAAGAAGTGCTCGATCTCGCTCTCCATCTCCCTGCTGAACTCTGGGTGCTTCTGACGCATCGCGTCCATTGCAGCAGCAGGGTCGCCCTCGAACGCACCGCCGATGCCTAGCCTAGACAGCAGCGCGCGCAGGCCCTTGACGATGACTACGTCGTAGCCCGCCTTCGCCAGCGACTTGTCCGATCGGTGACGGAAGACACGCTTGTTGGCGTTGACCAGCTTGCGGACCTCCTCGCGAGCCTTGCCACCCTCACGGATCAGCGCCTCGTTCAGCAACTCCTGCCGCTTCGCGAACGCAGCAGCCTCCATGTCGCCGTCCTTCAGCGCTTTCAGCGCCTTCTTGCGAGCGCGGGCAGCAGCACGGTTGTAGGCCGTGAGATTGATGTCACCCGTAGGCGTTCTCGCGATGATGTCGCGAGCCATCTCCCGAGCGTTCGCCAACTCCTCCTTGGTGTTCTTGCCGTTGTTCAGGATGTAACGCAACTCCAAGCCGATGACGCGCTCGCGCATCCGGTTGTGGATCGCAGCCTGGATACGCTCCTCGACCAGCACCGGGTCCGTCAGACCCGACTGCTCCTCAATCATGTAGCGGTCAAGTCGATACTCGACCTCGTCCTTGATAGAGCGCGACTCCGACAACTGCTGGAGCATCTGCTCGTTACTCTCGAAGCCGAACATGTTGCGGGCTACGTCGAGCGGGATGCCGTTCTTCTTCTTCAGCAGGCCACGCCTCGCCAGCTTCTTCGCCATCTTCTCGTCAATGGCAGCGACAGCCTCGTAACTCAGGCGCGTGCTCTCAGCCTTGGCAGGCTCAACCCTCGGGTTGTCTACCGCACGGTAGTAGCCGTTGTAGATGTAGCTCTGAAGTTGGAAGATCTGCGTCTCGCGAACCTCGGCGTCGATGTCCTCGCGAGCCTTGGCTTCCGTGCGACGACGCTCCTCACGAATCTTGCCACCCGTGCGCTCGCGAGCCCGACCCTGCCAGCCGACCTCCTCCATCCGACGCTGGGTCAGTTCCGCCTGCGCCTCCGCGATGGCGTCCTTGAAGTCCCGGTCGTATTCGTCGTAGTCCTGTGGGTCACGGCCAGCCTCGACCCACTGCTCGCGAGTCACCAGCCGGGCAGTCATGTCATACTGATCGAAGAAGTCCATCGTGTCCCGCTCGGCGGACATCATGCGCCCAAAGATGGCGCGGACATCGTCGTTCAGAGCAGGCAAGGGGCGCTTGAACTCGTCTTCGTATTCCTTCTGGAACCGCTTGACGATCTGCTTGTAGCTCTCGTTGATGTAGTTCAGCAACCTCTGGAAGATGCCCTTGAGTTGCCTGCTCGGCGCTTCGCCCTTGTAGAGGAACAACTCGAACGACGCGGCGATGGCTTCGTGGAACGGGCGGCGAGCGTCTAGGTCCATCTGACGCCAGTCTTCCAGCGTGCCCTTGTAGCCCGCCCATTCCAGCAGGGCCGTCGTGTCCTTAAGCACCTGCTTCTCCAGCGCGTTGCGCTGCGCCTCCTCCTTCTGCTCGATGTTCAACGACATGTTGGACATCAACTCCAAGTTCCAGTGCATCAACTCGTGCATCAGAGTTGTGGGCTTGGCGTCGGGGTCGAGCAGGATCTTCTGGATGGCGTCCGTGCCCTCGAAGGAGGCGGTGCCTAGAACCTTCTTGTCGCCCTCCTTGCTGTAGAGGATGCCAGGGTCGGCGCTGAAGTCGCCCTGGTTCTGGGTGGACTTGATCTGGTTGGGGTCGAAGGCGACGTATTCAACTTCTCCAATAATAGCACCGTCATGCCCTTGCTCTTCCGCTTCACGCAGAGCCTTGGCTTGCTCCTCAAGAGATAAACCCCTAGGCACTATCGCTGGATTTTTGATCGTCACATAGGCGGGTATAGTTCTCCCCCCCTTTTCTTGACCGCGAGAGCCTTCAGTAAAATATGGAGAGGGGGTCGAACTAAAAAAGATGCCACCTGATCCTGGCTCGCGGCCATAGGTGAACATGCTTCCTTCGGCCTGCCGATCAAACTTAGAAAACTCTGCGGTTGTCGCGTGGTAAACCACTAGCGGCTTACCGTCCTCGTCTACCACCTTGCTGTCCCCGAACCAGCGCACGAAGTTCTGGTAGACAGGCTTGCCGTTGGGGGCGACGCGGTCCCCGAACTGCTCCTTGGCCCAGGCTACAACCTCGGGGCGGTAGGCGCTTTCGTCAAACGCTGCCGCTGCCTCCTTGCTGTAGAGGAACTGCTCCTTCCCGGCCACCTTGGCGTTCTTCGCGAACACCTGACTGCCGACCTGCACCACCTCGTCGGCGCTGACTAGCGGCTCACCCGTCTTGCGGTCGTAGTAGTAACCGTGACGCTCAGGGTCAATGCCGACCTGACGCCACGCAGGGTCGGTCAGGGCTTCTTGGGCGATCTTGGTTGCTTCTTCTACGGTCGTAGGCATCCAGTCGCCGTATATGACGCCGAGCTTGTCCTTGTTCTCACCAAGCGCGACAGCCTTGGCCGTCTCCTGGTGCATCACCATCTCGGCGTTCGAGAGGCGGGCTACGTTGGTGTAACTAACCTCCTTTCCGCCCCGCTGGTAGCCCTTTGCCTTCTTGCTCTTGGCACCGACATCGTGGACCGCGATGGTTCGAGCACCCTTCTTGGTCGAAGGAATGTCCAGTCTGACGCCAACCCTCCGACCAGCTTCCAAGTTCTGGTTCAGCAAGGCTACCTGCTTAGGCTTAAGAGCGTTCGACATCTCCTCGTTAGTTGGAGCGTCGTAAATCTGGTCGTCAGCCAAGACCGGCTTAAGGATGTCGGCCAAAGCATCCCGCTGCTCGCGAGTAATCTCGCCTCGGTCCATCGCCATCAAGGCTTCCTGCATCTTGACGAAGCGACCAGTCCTCGGAAGACGCTTCTCGTTGGACAGGTCGAATAGACCTTGCGCGTTACGAGGAGGCAGCAGAGACAAGAACTTGGCGGTCTGTTCCGGCGTGGCGTCGCCCTCGAACAACTGCGTCGCAGCAGGACCGGGCTGGGCGGCAGGCTCAGGAGCGGGCTCAGGCGTCGGGGCCGCCTCGACCTCTACCGCCTCTTCCTGCTTCTTCTCTACTCTCTCCAGGCTCTTCTCTAGCTTGTCTAGCTGCTTTTGAAGAGCAGCAATCCGCCTGTTGTTGGATGCCTCGGCGAACCCCTCGGAGATCCGAGAGTTCTTCTCCATGATGAGATCGACGCCACTCGACTCCAGGTAGTCGATGCGAAGCTGGAGACTGTCTGCTGCCCACTGAAGGAACTCCTCGCTGCCCTCCAAGAACGAGCCACCGATAGTGCCTTCGGGCGCTTCGTCCATGTCAGCAGTCTGGATCGCTTCAATCGCTCCCTTGCTGATCTTGGGGATGCGACGCACCTGGGGCTGGGCAGGCGCGACAGCGGCTTCTTCCACCACAGCAGGTTCAGCCGCAGGCTCAGGCTCCGCAGTAGGCTCAGGCTCTACCGCTTGGCGCTGCGGGTTCTCCGTGGCCGCGCTCGCTACGACAGGCGTGACACGGGTGACAGGAGCCTCGTTGGCTTCCGTCATCGCCTCAGACATCTCAGGCTCTGCCTCGACAACCTCGATGACAGGGGCTGCCTGCGCCGCCTCCTCGCCCAGCACACGCTGCTGGATCTCAGGCATGTAGCGTTCGACGAACTCCTTGGGGCTGATGCCTTGGACCGCCGCCGCTCGCGTGATGAAGGACGTTAGCACGGTCATGTTCGCCGCTACGTCCATGCCCTTGGCTGCTTCCTCCCCGATCACCGGCTCAACAGCAGCGCGGACAGCCTGACGGATCTCGACAAGCTCGTCCTCGACCTCCTCCATCTTCTGGAGTTCAGCCTTCTGCTCCTCCTCCATGTCCTTGGTCATCTTCTCGCGGATGCCCATGAACTCTTCGCGCTCGCGGACGGTCATGCCGTCCTCCCTGTGAGCGACATGCTGGAACGCTGCCTTGAACGCCTCAGTCTGCGAGAACACCTTGTCGAAGTCCGTCTTGGACAGTTCGACATCACCGTCGCGAGCCGCTGCCTCTTCCAACTTCTCCAGCAGGCCCGGTTGATACTCCTCTAGCGTGCGGCGGAACCCTCCTTCGGGCTTGCCCTGCTCGCGCTCCTGACGCTCGATGTCGCGCACCGTCTCCATGAAGCCTTGAGCGCGGAGGTAATACTTGTCATCCGGCAGCGTCTCACCGGCTTCACGGCTGACCTGCTCCGCAGCCTCGGGAGCCCTAGACCTTGCGTAGTTCTCGGCTGCCCTGACCGCTTCGCGCTCGTCGTGGAACGACTCGGCGGCTCGCATGTTCTCGATAGCAAGCCTGCCACCAGCAGGCAGGCCACCCAGCAGAACCATGCCCTTGGCAGTGTGCCAAGCAGCCTGCCCAAACGTCTCCAGATACTCGGGCTCGTAGAGGTTGTCGGGCCGGTAAAGCTCAGAGGCGCGGCGCTTGCCGAGTTCCGACCACACCTCTTGCACGCCTTCTGTCAGCGCCTCCAGGCCGATCCCTTTTAAGGCGTAGTCCTTGAGGATGATCTGCTTGAAGGCTTCGCCCGCCGTCTGCTTCTTCAAGAAGTCGCTGGCTTTGCCCTTCAAGGCTTCTCGACCCAGTGCCTTGAGTCCAGCGCCAGCACCCTTCAGACCTATTGCCTCAAAGCCTGCGATCACCGCACCGTAGGTAGCACCGATCTCCGCAGCCTGGGCAGGCGTGTAGCCGTCCATGACAAGGTCGGCGTAAAGGTTGCCTGCTTCAAGGTTGTAGCTGGTAGCAAACGCAACGCCCCCGGACACAAACGGAGCAGCAGGAGGGAACACAGCACCGGCTGCTGCGCCAGCCGCCAGCGAGTAGCCCAGCGTCTCCTGCATCGTGCCCAGCAGTTCGGCGGACGCCGCTACTAGACCCGGCTCGCTCTGCATGTGAGCGCGTTGCAGTTGGCGAGCACGCTCGATCTTGCGTCGCTCGTAAGGGTAGAGATCCCGGCCATCCAACATGGCGCGGGTGCCGATGTTGCCGATCGCTACCGTGTCACGGGCGACGTTGTAGGCGTTCGCGATCTCGTTCCACCAGCCTTCCGTCTCAATCAGGTTGCCCATGTCGTCGCGAGCCGCCGCGACGAAAGGGGTGTTAGAGAGGTTCCTGTAGAAGGTCGGGTAACTGCGAGCAACTGTGTCGTTGTAAAGCTGCTGAGAGGCAAACAGAGCCTCATAGTCAGGCAGGTTTTGACGAACGGTGTCCTCGTCTACATCCATCGCTGCTGAGAGCGACTGGATCTTCTTCTCCTTCTTGGGCTCGTAGCTTTCCGACTGCTTCCAGATGTATTGGAAGTCGGGTTGCTCTGGGAAGAGAGGGGGGACGAGGGAGTTGCTCATTAGTTTGCACCCCCAAGACGGTAGAAGTCGCGCAATATGTCAAAGCGACTCAACTGCCTGCCTGGAACATCTGTAGAGCGAGGCATACCTTGCATTCTTCGCAACATCGCCTTGGTTTGAGCCGGGAAGAACTTCTCGTCTCTTCTTGGACCTGGGTAGAACTGCAAAGCGAATGCGTTGAACTCTTCTTCCCAGTTCTCATCTAGCGCAGTTTGCGCCCATTGTTCACGAAGAGGCTTTAGAGCAGGTAGCCCAAGGAACTTGCTGATACGCAAGTTTGCTTTTGCCGTCTCGTCTCGCCCAAGACCTCTTTCGACTTCTCGACCGAGAATGTCTGTGGCTAGATAGGTGGCCTTAAGTTCTGTCCCTTCCAACTCCAGCAGGCTACGGGCAATGTCTCTGTGAGCAGCCTGACGCACTTCTTCACTTTGCAGACGCTCACGTTCTCGATTTTGCTGAAGGATGACTTGAGCCCGAGCTTGAACATCTGCCTCAGAAATCGTGGACGTAGCTTCGACAAGGCTTGCCTGACGCATCGCGCCGCTTAGAGCCCTAGCCATCGTCGGGTCAAAGATGTTTGCTACAGCCGTCTGCTCCAGAAACTGCTGCTGAATAATCATGCCGCCTGATCGGAGCATTGCGGGGTCGCCCG